ACCAACCGCTTGCTGTTTGCAACAGCAGGTGATGGAACAGATGGCAAGGTCTACATTGAGTCAGCATCTACCCTTATCTCAGGTGGCTACATCCGTACCGGATTTATCCGTTACAACACCACAGAGAATAAGATCTTTAAGATTATGCAGACACGTGCAGATAACACCTACGGTGCTGTATCTGTAGATTCTATTACAGCAGATGATACCTACTACCGCATTGGTTCCTTCGGACAGGCAACTGCTATCAGCGATGTAAACATCAGCTTCCCAACTGGATCAGTTGAGTATCTAGGATTTCAGTTTAACTTCACACGTTCTACTACAGATACAACTAAAGGCCCACTCTTTACTGGATACCAGGTTAAGTCACTGCCAGCAGTACCACGTCAGCGATTGATTCAGTACCCAGTAATGTGTTACGACCACGAGAAAGACCACTACGGCGTTGAGGTTGGCTATGAAGGATCAGCCTATGACCGCATCAGCCAGCTAGAAACAATTGAAAATCTAGGCGACACCATCCGCGTCGAAGATTTTAGAACAGGTGAGTCCTACCTAGGACTTATCGAAGAGATGGACTTCATCAACCGCACACCAACTGACAAGCGCTTCTCCGGCTACGGAGGCTTGTTACTGGTCACTATCCGCACCGTCTAGGAGAACATTCGATGCAGGCATCAGACTACGCAACCATTGCCGTTGCAGTAAGTACCGTACTGGCTACATTCCTTACAGGAGTTCGCTGGCTAGTTAAACACTACCTGGCAGAACTTAAGCCCAATTCTGGAACAAGCCTGCGTGATTCATTGGACAGATTAGAAAAGCGTGTTGACGACCTATTCAAGTTAGTAGCAGAGAAATGAGTAACAATGAAGCCACTTGCGAAGAAAGCCACTCCTGCCGCTATTGCTGTACTGCGCCAGGCCACAGCGATAGCACCATTGCGTATGAAAGCATCCGATGGACTCCTGCCGTCGAAAGCGCATATCCATCAGAATCCCAACAGTGACCACAACACAGGCTTTGCTGTTGATCTAACACACGACAAACTCGGTGGCATTGATTGTGTTGAACTCTTTGAGAAGTTGCAAGCAGACCCACGTGTTGACTACCTGATATTCAAGGGAAAGATCTGGTCAAAGGAAAAAGGACTACGTGTATACAAGGGTCCAAACCCACACACAAAACATCTTCACATCTCCATCAAGCAGGGATGTGGAGGCGACACCTCACCTTGGTTTGCCTGGTTAGGTAAGCCAAAGGTTGTCAACAAAGTAAAGGCTGCAGTATGAACAAGAAGAAGTTAGAAGCAATGGCAGCTACGTACCTACGTGCTGGTATTGCAGCAGTAATCGCATTATGGCTTGCAGGCGTAACAGATCCAAAGGCTTTAGCAACAGCAGGTATCGCTGCTATTGCAGGTCCATTGCTTAAGGCATTAGACCCAAAGGCTACAGAGTTCGGACGTGGGTCTAAGTAACCCATCAGTGCGAGGCAAGAGAGAGGCCGCCCTTCGGGGCGGCTTCTTTTTTTATGCCGTTTTATCGACAGAGCAGGGAACTACTACCAGATTACCGCAGTTAACACAGGTAGCATCAAGGAAGTACCAGACAAGTTCATAGTCTTCAAAGGCTGCCATAACGTTGAATACCTGGGAGCCACACGGACACACGTGGATAGGTCCTAAACCCCGCAGATCGGCTCCAAAGGGCTCAGGAATGGTATCCTTGCGCCATCTTAACGATGGCAGGGTTGGTAGACGGAACCGCATAGTGCTCGGCACGGCTCCTTCCTGTGGTCAGTCGCCTCTCGGCTTACAGCCTCGGCCCCGTAAGGGGGCCGTACCGTTATTCGCTTCGCTCATATTGTAGTCTCAGGTATGCGTGTCTCAGGTAACGACACGCCGTAAGGTGTGTTAATGGGTAAGTATCTCATCGGTATCTCAGGTGATACCAGACCAGGTGACATCCTTGCCTATAACTGGAAACCACCCCTTTATCGTGGTGAAGATCCAGACCAGTTTATGGGCAAGAAGGTAATACCAAGTATCAACCAAGCATTTACAGATAACAACTACGACTACAACAAGGTGGACAAAGATGGTGGCTTCGATTATCTCATTGCTTTTAACGGCAATATCTTTCGTATTGCTTGTGACCTGTCTTTTTTCCAAGCAGATCACGGAGCGTACGGCATTGGTTCTGGTGGGCAGCTCGCTCTTGGCTACCTGTATTCAGCTATCAAACCTGATATGGAACTAGCCTACGCCAAGCGACACGCCCGTAAAGCCGTAGAGATTGCGTCGGTACTTGACGCAAATACTGGCAAGCCTTTACAGTTGGTAGTCCAAGAAAGACTCTAGGAGGAGTTATGGAAAAGACTATCGGATATGCTTTGAAAGAAGCCTACGATACTGGTTATGAAGATGGAGTTACTTCTGTAGTAAAAGCTGCAGAAGAAGATATGAAACTGTTATTGAATCAGGTGAAGAATGGGTGAGTGGCTTATCTACTGGGGAATTATTCTCTTTATCATTCTATTCTGGAATCACACAAGATGTCAGTAACAGATCCTAAAGAGTTACTACTGACTGCACTACGTGCAGGTGATGCTAAGCGTTCACGTTCTACACAGGTACAGATCGGTCCATCAGAGGTTGGTGGTTGCCGTCGTAAGGTGTGGTACCGATTGAACGATCAACCTGAAACTAATGACAACGAACTTAAACTCGCTGCCATTATGGGTACTGCTATTCACGCTGAGATTGAAAGAGCATTAGCAGATAACAAAGATGTTTTGATTGAAACAGAAGTTGAGTACAACGGTATGAAGGCACACATTGACTGCTTCGTACCAGGTACTGGTGATGTTATCGACTGGAAGACAAGCAAGGTGCGTAACCTTTCTTACTTCCCATCAACGCAACAGCGTTGGCAGGTACAACTTTATGGCTACCTCCTAGCAAATAACGGCTATGCGGTCAACCGAGTGTCTTTGGTAGCAATTGCCAGGGACGGGGACGAACGTGATGTCAAGGTGCATACTGAAGACTACGATGAGTCTATTGCTCTTGAGGCACTCGGTTGGCTAGCAGCTGTCAAGGAAGCAAAGGAAGCACCAGCACCTGAGAAGGATGCTAGTTACTGCCAGCACTACTGCAAGTTCTACGACTCATCAGGTGAGATGGGATGCGTTGGTCTAAAAAAAGAACGTACACCAGTCAGTGATGTAATCATTGCTGATGCAGATGTTGACAAGAATGCACTACTGTACTTACAGTTAGCAGCACAGATTAAAGATTTAGAAACACAACAGGATTCATTGAAGGCATCCTTTGAAGGATTACTGGGTACTACTAATTCAGGTATCGAAGTAAGTTGGACAACTGTCAAAGGACGTGAGTCAGTTGATAGTAGCGAGGTAGAAAAACTATTAGGGTTTGTCCCTAAGAAGGTAGGAGCTGAAAGCCAGCGACTATCTATAAAGCAAATCGGAGGTAAGTAAATGGCTACAGAAGGTACAAAGTTTCAAGTCAACTACAAGTTGAATGACGGAACACTTATCAATTTATATGCAGCATCAGTTCAGGAACTAGAAGCAGGTCTTGCAGATCTTGCTATGAATGCAATGAACATTCGTGCAACAGGACTTGAACTGTCAGGTGGAGCAGCACCAACAGTTGCAGCAGTTGCTCAGGCATTCAATGCAACACCAGTTGCAGCACCGGCACCACAAGGTGGCGGTAATACCTGTCGTCACGGAGTGATGTCATACCGTGAAGGTGTTGGACAAAAGGGACCTTGGAAGGGCTATATGTGTGCTGCACCAAAGGGTGCAACAGACAAGTGCGATACCATCTGGGTTCGATAAATGTCACGGCGACCAGATCAATTTGAGTCGCCAAGTTGTGCAACAGTAGGTGGAGATTATTGGTTCCCTGAACTAGAGGTAGGCCAACCTAATCAAGCAGAAGCAAGAATAGCTAAGTCTATTTGTGCTGCCTGTCCACATAAGGTTGAGTGTGCTGAGTGGGGTATCTACAATGAAGCGCACGGTGTCTGGGGCGGTCTAACTAATAGAGATCGCCAAGCAATTCGTCGCCAAAGAGGTATCAAGATTCATCAGGAGGATAAGAGTGCTTAATCTATCCCGTGCGTGGGGTGGTGTGCTTACCAAAGCAACACCATTGCCTGACGTGTGGGTTGGCCAGGCGTGGTCAGGTATGTATGGTTGCAGCAGCACCTAATGCTGGTAAGTCAATGTTCGCATTGATCTATGCAATCAAAGCAAAGGTACCTACGCTGTTCTTTTCTGCTGATACTGATACAACTACCGTGATGATGCGAGCAGCATCGATAACATCAGGTCACTCACAGATTACTGTTGAGAGCAACTTAGCTGGAAACAGCAAACACTACAACCATCACTTTGAAAAGATGGACCATATCAAGTGGGTATTTGACTCATCACCTTCGATAGATGATCTTGAACTAGAGATAAGAGCATACGTAGAACTCTACGGAATTGCGCCGGAACTTATCATCATAGATAACCTAATGAATGTGGCAGCAGAGACAGACAATGAATGGTCAGGCTTGCGTGCAATTATGATGGAGTTGCACGATATGGCACGTAAGACAGAAGCCTGCGTAATGGTGCTACACCACGTCTCTGAGCAATCAGAGTATGGGTCAACGACCAAGCCACCTGCACGTCGTGCAATCCACGGTAAGGTCAGTCAGTTACCTGCTCTGATACTTACACTGGGTTATGATCCAGGACAAGCATTGTTGGCAGTAGCTGCAGTGAAGAACCGATTTGGTCCACACACAGCAGATGCTTCCGATTATGCACAACTAATAGTAAACTATGCAGCGTGTCAGATATCTGATCAGAACGAGTTTGGTTGGATGTTAAGGCGCGATGTAATGGCCGGATATGATGGAGGATACAATGTCCAATAGCAATCTAGTTATTTTGCCTTCTCGTAGTAGGCCAGATAACGTTGAACGATGCATCAATGCACTCAAAGAGAACTCAGTTGTATCTGATTTCTGTGTTGCAATTGATGATGACCAATCAGATTTATACCCACGCTTAGATGATGTTATCTATGAGGTCAATCCACGACTTCGTATGAATGGCACACTGAACCTGGTAGCAAATAAGTATGCAGATAAGTACAAGACTATCTACTTCCTTGGCGATGACCACTTGGTTAAGACTAAGAGTTGGGATAGACACCTAGCAGAAGCTATCAACATCAAGGGCTACGGCCTTGCCTATGGCAATGACTTGCTACAGGGTAAGAACCTAGCAACTGCTGTGATGATGAGTACCAACATCATCCAGACTCTAGGCTTTATGGCACCGCCTAAGTTGATTCACCTGTTTATGGATAACTTCTGGATGACACTTGGTTTGAAGATCAACTCGCTGTATTACTTTGATGATGTCATCATTGAACATCTACATCCATACGCAGGTAAGGCTGAGATGGATGCAGGTTATGCTGATGCTAACTCGGAAGAGGTAGGCAGTGCAGACCAGAAAGAGTTTGTGCGTTACCTATCAGAAGAGTTTGAAGATGACCTCAAGAAAGTTATGAAGTTAATCGGATGAGAGTACTAATCACAGGCAACGAAGGCTTCGTTGGTAAGTACTTTCATAAGCGTCTAGGTCCTGACAACGATATAACTGGCATTGATATTAAGAGTGGCATTGACTGTCGAGACTTCTTCAAGAAGGATGACTCGCAG